AGCTCTACTCTTATCAAGAACCAAGTAGAAGATTCTAGATTTGGCGATGTAGACGAGACTGCTGACTTCGGTAATAACACAATGGTTGAATATGTCAAGGCTTGGGTTAAAGCTTTTGATGAAGAAGACGAGAAGATGAAACTCTTTGAAGTACACATGGTAGGTAACACTGTACTTGAGAAAGAAGAAGTAGGTACTATCCCTGTTATAAATCTATCTCCTATCATGATGCCACATAAGTTCACTGGCGTTAGTGTTGCTGATCTTGTAAAAGACATTCAAGAAATCAGAAGTAAGATGTGGAGACACACGCTTGATAACCTAGCACTATCTAATGCAGGTAGATATGCCGCAGTAGAAAACCAAGTAAACCTACAAGACCTTATCGACAACCGCATTGGTGGTATTGTCCGTGAAAAGGTACAGGGTGCTGTTAGACAGCTTCCAGTGCCACAGCTAGGTCAGGCTACCTTCCCCTTCCTAAACGAGCTAGAAAAGGAACGAGAGGATCGTGCGGGCGTATCTAGAATGACACAAGGGTTAGATGCTTCTGCTCTTACGTCTAACACAGCGGCAACTGCTGTTAACCAAGTAATGACAGCGGCACAGGAAAAGATTCAACTTATCGCTCGTATCTTTGCAGAGACAGGTGTTAAAGAACTCTTCCTACAGCTATATCGTTTAGCGCGTACTAATAGCTCTGAAGTAGATATTGTTAAGCTACGTGGTCGCTTTACTCCTGTTGCTCCTTATGATTGGAAAGATCGTTATGATATGGCAGTGACTGTAGGTCTAGGTAATCAGAATAAAGATCAGCAGTTAATGCACTTGAACAATATATCTACAATGCTCACTGGTATTGGTAACACACAGTTTGGTTATCTAATACAACCACAGCATGTACACAAGTTAGCCACTGAGTTTATTAAGAATGCAGGTTATAGAAACGCGGCTCAGTTTATTGGAGACCCTGCTGATGTTAAACCACCAGAGCCACAACCAAGTGCTGATATGATTGCGGCACAGGGTGAGTCACAAAAAGACATCGCTGATGCTCAGTTAAAACAAGTACAGGCTCAAGCACAGCAAGCAGAGGCTCAACTGAAGCAGACAGAACTACAGCTTAAACTAGAGAACATGAAGTTTGAGCGTGAGAAGTTTGAATGGGTGAAAAAGAAAGAAGCCGCAGAACTTGGACTTGAGGCAGTACAAAAAAGACCAGTAGGTATTGGGGATAGTAAACTAAGAATGAGTGGTGAGTAATGGACGAAGAAAGAAAAGCACAGGTAGCACGTGAGCTTCTACGAGGTGGTCTCTTAACTGAGGCCATCTCGGAAATACAACGAGACATCTCGATAGCTTGGGCTAAGTCAGATGAAATTGACGAACGCGATGAGCTATGGTACGTACAGAAAGCCGTAGGAATGGTTGAAGATGTAATAGAAGGATATGTAACAAACTACGAATATCAACAAAAAGTAAAATAAAGCTTTACATTTACTTTAAAGTATGGTATAATATATACATAGATAATAGATAGGAGACTACCCATAATGGATGTCACTAACAACGAAAGTTTAGATAACGCAGTAGCCCAACTTTTGAATCCCTCTGAAACGGAGCAAGTGAAAGAAGAAGAGCTAGAGCAAGAAACCCTCGAAGAGGAAACTCAAGAGGTCACTGCTGAAGAAGTAGAAGAAGAAGTCGAAGCTGAAGCAGAGGAAGATACCGAAGTCGAAAAGGAAGAAGATGACGGTGACGTTGAAGTGGGGGATTCTGACGAAGTAGAAGAAGAGTCTGAAGCTCAAGAGATGACTAATGAAGGTGATCTTCACACGGTTAAGGTAGATGGTGAAGAGTACGAAGTCAACCTCGAAGAGTTAAAGAAAGGATATCAACTAGAACAGAATTACACCAAGCGTGTCCAGAAGCTACAGGAAGAAACTAAAGAGGTTGAAACTCTTAAGACTAACCTAAACGCTGAGAGACAACAGTATCTGCAACTTATGGAACTAGCCGCTACGCAACAACTAGCGGAGGTTAATAAGGCTAAAGAACTGTTAACTACTATCGATAAAGAGAACGACCCTGTTTCTTATGTTAAACAGCAGTTACGTGTTCAAGATATTGAAGAAGGCTTACGTAATAATATTACAGGCTTTCAACAAGCTAAGGCACAAGCTGAAAAAGCAGAGCAGGAACGTAGATTTAAAATAGTACAGGAAGAACAAGAAAAGCTTTCAAGCATAGTACCTGAATGGCTTTCTCCTGACTTCCAAAAGTCTGTTATTAATTATGCTAAAGATCAGGGTTATTCTGATTCTGAACTTAACAATATTATTTCAGCACGTGATGTATCAGTAATAAATAAGGCACGTTTATACGATGAACTTGTTAGCAAGAAGGCAACCGTCAAGAAGAAAAGACAACCTGTTGTTAAGAAGAAAGTAAAAGCGTCCTCACCTGCTACTGCACAAACACGTAAAGCTCGAGCCGTTAAGGAACAACGACAAAAGCTCAAACGCTCTGGTTCAGTGAATGATGCGGCACAAGCCCTTCTATCACTGTCTTCTTAATCTTATTTAAAGGAATATTATAATGGCTAATCCAACTTTTGAAACTTATGGAACTACAGGTATCCGCGAAGACTTAGCAGATATCATTTACAACATCGCACCAACTGACACTCCTTTCATGTCTAACGTAGGTAAAGGCTCTTCAGCAGGTACTTATCACGAATGGCAAACTGATGATCTAACTGCCGCGGCTGATAACAAGGTAGCTGAAGGCGTTGCCGCTCCTGCCGCAGAAAGTGTTGCTACTACTCGCGTTGGTAACTACACTCAGATTGCTTCTAAAACTGTAAGCGTAACTGGTTCTAACGAAGCCGCTGATGCCGCAGGTCGTGCTAGTCAAATGGCATACCAGTTGGCCAAGAAAGGTATGGAACTCAAGCGTGACATGGAGAAGACTCTAGTAGGTACTGACAAAGCACAAGTCGCAGGTGCGGCAGGTGGTACTGCTCGTGAGCTTGGCTCTGTTACTTCTTGGATCGGTACTAACTGTTCTGTAGGTGCTACAGCGGGAGCCGCTCCTACAGGTGATGGTACTGATATCGCTACTTCAGGTGATGAGCGTGTTCTTACTGACACTCTTCTAAACGGAGTAATTGAAGATGTTTGGCAATCAGGTGGTAACCCATCGATGATTATGTGTGGTGCTTTCCAGAAGTCAAAGATTACTGGCTTCACTGGCAACACAGCTACATCTCGTAAGTTTACTGATGCTGAAGCTAAGAAGTTCATCAACGCTGTTGATGTTTATGTTTCTGACTATGGTGAGTTAAATGTTGTACCTAACCGCTTAATGCTTACTGACACGTTGTTAGTTCTTCAGCCTGATATGTGGTCTGTTGATACTTACCGTGACTTCCAGACTAAAGACCTAGCTGTAACAGGTGACTTTGAGTCTAAGCAACTATTGGTTGAGTACACTCTATGCTCTAAGAACGAAGCGGCTTCAGGCGCAATTCGCGATCTGACTACTGCTTAATAGCTAGTCTATATTGTCGGGCTATCCTTCGGGGTAGCTCGGCTTTCTTATTTATAGGAGTATCCATGTCTGACGTTAAAACCCATATCATTCAAAACAATGATGACACTATCAGTATCGGTACTACACAAGACTACACTGATATATTCGCACAAAATCAATTAGAAGCAAACAACAACCTTAATCGTAAAACCGATGGTGATACATGGGGACGTAAGGTAGCTTCAATCCCTCTTAATATAATTAACATGTGGTGCAAAGAATGGAACTGCACTATGATGGAATTATTCCACGACCCTGACTTAAAAGCCAAAATGATGGTACGTCTTAGAAACAAAGACTACTTAAAACTTAGAACAGATCACGGACGTATATAATGGCAGTTAATAATCTAGGTGAACTCAGAGCTTTAGTTAAAGACTGGGCTAACCGTAAAGACATTCCCGATTCAGTTTATAATTCATTTATCAACCTAGCGCAAGATCGAGCTAATCGTGTCTTGCGTATTCCTGTACTTGAAGGATATAACAATAACCTAACTATAAACTCTGAAGGTGCAATAGCTTTACCTGAAGATTATTTAGAAGCTAAGGCAGTGTCTGTTGATTATGCAGGTCGTACTTATGATCTTGAGCGTAAGGCTCTACCAACTGTAGTAGGTATGCAGACAGATGTAGGTATCCCTAAGTACTTCGCTAGACAACAGAACAGATTCCTTATAGCACCTCTTAACACTGAAGTAACTAGTGTTAAGTTGTATTATTATATTGTAGTAGATAACCTAGTTAACGACACAGATACCAATTGGTTTGTTGAACAAGGTACAGACCTTTTACTCTATGGTGCATTAGCTGAACTAGCACTATACACAAAGAACACAGAAGAGGCTCAACTGTTTGAGTCTAAGTTTAGAGGCTCTGCATCAGAACTAGAAGCTATGGCAATGAAAGCTGAGTTCTCAGGGTCAACCATTGGCGTACTTCCACAAGGGTAAACAATGACAGGTTTCTATAAAGATTACGCTGATTCTTCTGATACGCATCAAAACAGTGCGGAGGCTTCTGCGGATGCGGCAGAGGTTTCTGCAAACGAAGCGGCGGCATCAGCGGCGGCGGCTTTAGTTTCAGAGAATAATGCTAGTGCTTCTGAACAGGCGGCTTTGGCTTCTCAATCTTCGGCTAGTGCTTCAGCAACTAATGCCAGTGCTTCAGCAACTAGTGCTAGTACTGATGCAGATGATGCAGAAGACTCAGCCACCGAAGCCGCGGCATCAGCATTAGCGGCAAGTAACTCTGCTACTACAGCACAGAACTTAGAGATTACCTCCGCATCCTTTGACACTGCCGATGGTACATTAACACTTACTAAAGCTAACAGCGGTACAGTTACTACAGACCTCGATGGGCGATATGCAGAGTTAACTGGTGCAGACTTTACTGGCGATGTAACCATTACTAATGGCGAACTGACAGTAAACGGAAGCGCAGAAGCAGAATTATTTAAAGGCGATATAGAGGGCGCAATACATTTCAAAGGTGCAGTAGCAAGCGGGGCTACTTTAACAAAAGGTGATGTTGTCTATGTGTCTGGTCATTCTGGGCAAAAGACAGAGGTTGATCTAGCTGATGCAAGCAACAGTGACAAGATGCCCGCATTCGGTATTGTTGCCGCAGACCCAGTTGGCGTTAATGTAGATGTTGTAACCTTTGGAACTTTGAAGTCTATCGACACAAGTACTTACACTGATGGCGATGAGCTATATGTATCCACAACAGCAGGTGTTTTAACTGCTACTGCACCATCAGGCGAGGGCAACCTAGTACAAAAGATTGCTAAAGTAGTTAAGGCG